AAAATATTAATAAAATATTAATAAAATATTAATAAAATATTAATAAAATATTAATAAAATATTAATAAAATATTAATAAAATAATAAAATAAAAGTCATTAAATATTTTATAGTTATATTTTAATATGATGAAAGAAAAAACTAAAACTAAATCAAAATCTAATTCTTTAAAACGTTCACTCAAGATACTAAAAGGTGGTGAAGATGCTCAACCGAAAGAAGAAACAAAATCTTCATTTTTTGACTTTTTAAATAAGCGCGATATTAAAAAAACAGAAGAACCCTCGTCATTATCAAATGGAGCCGACACCGAAAACGACAAAGACGCAAGTATCACGATTAAATCAAATAAAATATTATCTATTTTATCTCCAACCGAAACAGCATCTATTTCAAGTTCTAATGGAGAAGCACCTGCATCAACATCATGGTTCATATTTAGAGTAGTTGTTGTTCTACTTATAGTTCTCGCATTTATTCTTAACTTGACGGGACATTTAGATAGCGTTGTAGAAGAATTTAAGGCATTTTACGATAAAAATATTGCACCATTATTAGTGTCTATCGGATTAATAAAAGATACTCCTATTGTAGCTGAAAAAAAGGGGGATTCATTACCCGGCAATGCATCCAATACAGGAACAAACACAATAAGTCAATTAGAAAAAAATGTGGGCACTAAGCCTACAACAACTACTCCATCAACAACAACTTCACCAACTACCTCTACAACAGAAAAAGTTTCTACTAATATAAACTACGTAGATCCTGTTATAAAGCCGATTCCAATACAACCAAGTGAAAGGCGTACACCCTTAATAAATAAAGGCGAATCGGCGCGTCCTCCCGCATCGTCTCCGGCCGCTTATCAAGAGGAAACAAACCGCGAAAAACAAAAGCAAGAATCCGTGAAGAAAGCACTTGAATATGCTCTTAAAAATCCGAACCCGAATCCGGTTGCAGATGATGCGACAAGTAGCACACAAATACCGAGGACGAAATCGGGCTATTGTTATATAGGAGAAGATAGAGGATTTAGAAGTTGTATAGAAGTCTCAAAAGATATGAACTGTATGTCGGGTGATATTTTTCCTACGATGGATGTATGCGTAAATCCGCGCCTTAGGGTATAAGTTGTTAATAAGTATATTACAATACATAAAAATATTAAACTACGTAACAAATATTATTATAGATTTTAAATAAGTATATAATAATATAATATTACAATGTCTGCACCGTCACCACCAACCAATCTAACAGCCGTAGCTTCGGATGGGGGAACCGTTAGTTTATCCTGGAATGCATCTACGTCGCCACCAGTTATATCATATACTCTGCAATATAAAGTCGGCGGATTCGGCGACTGGATGACACTAGATGTAGTATCAGTAACAAGTTACACCATCGCCAATTTTCAGAGCGTAGCTGTAGTAAATAATAGTATAACATACTGTTTCCAAGTATATGCTACGAATTCAGTCGGTAACAGTGCACCTTCCAATATCGCCGAAGCTATGCCCTTTAATAATGACCTACCTACGCGTTTATGGGCACGCTTTGAACCAAACTGTCCTAGTTTTAAAATAGAGGCGAATAGCATAGCTAATACAAGCTATGATATGCAACGTAAATCAAGTGTTTTACAGTGTCCCTTAAATGGACGTCTAAATTTTACGAAAGCAATGCTATGGTCGATGGCGTCTAGAAATGAACTTACGCGTCAAAAGGCATGGGCTTCGCAATCAGATACAAATACATATCCGAATATTACAAATATAAGTGATGCGGTGGGAGTAGGACTGAGACAAGTCAATAATACACTAACGTGTTGGAATACCGTCTCTCCTATTATTTGTACCTCAACTACTGCATCAAATGTACCGGGCAATCCTGCTATACTTTGTTACAACGCAGAGGCACCGTTTAATAACTATAGAAGTCCAAAAACATATGCAGCTGGAAATACGAAATGGCCAATGTTTTCTACAAAATAATACTACATTAGTTTACAGAAGGTACATCATTTTGGTCAAAATACCATCTATCAGCCAAGTACCTTGGTCTGTTAAAGTCATCATCAAAACTATTCGACGCTGATTTCATATTAGGACCAGTGACAAGAATATCCTGTATTTCAGCAATACTTATCGCGTTATTATAATAGGTCAAGTTCGACAAATATCCCGCAAATCCGCCATATAAACATACGTTCACATCGTCATAGTTCTGTTTTACAACATCCTTCATAATGCGTCTCTTCGTTAAACGCCCATTAACATATATATCACAATTTTTACCTTGGACGCGTATTACAACATTCATCCATTTTGCAATAGGCAAATCATTTATGTCTATCATGTCACTCATGGGGTCATCAAAGGAATTCATTATTACACGAATTCCGTTATATTTCGGATTTACATATAAACCAGGAGCATTATTTGGGGAAACAATACCATCGTCGTTTGGCTCCTTATTTCCTTTATTAAATACATGGTGATATTTTGTATCATTTGTAAACCCATTTAAATATATCCAAACGGCCCATGTAAATTCTATACCGGTTTTTTCATTATTAGAGCGAATAACCGTAATAGATTTTTTAATATCGGGGTTTTGAGATATAATTGTAGAAGTTGAACCATTTATATATCCATCTACCAATACGACTTTACCGCCGGGAGAAAATAACCAAGTAATAAGGGCGACCATTAGTCGAAACAAAATAGCAAACACTATTATAACCATTAAAAGAAAAGCAATTTTTGCAATCCAACTATTTGATTCTAAAAAATCTTTAGATCCCTCGACTACACTTGCAGAACTAAAATCTTTGAAGCTGGTAGTTCCGGGTAGTGAAATTGGACTAATATTTGCATCTACGGCAGGGCCACGACCGGCGCCGGGGTCTGGAGATGCATCTGCGCCCGGTAATAAATTCTTAAATGATGATCCAAGGTCTAGGGGTTTTGATGATAATTGTTCCGCCATTTATATTTATATTTATATATTAGATATAAAATATTTATATAAAATATTTATATACCGCTTAATATATTACTACTAAAAATAATTAATCAAATAATGATTAATTATTAACTGTTTAATTTTATTCTAATTTTAAATTTTTATCTAAATGCTGAAACTCTTCAAAACAGAGTTATCTTTCAAGAAAGCCAACTCAAGTTTATATCTCTTAAGAGCATTCAAGTCAAATGCGGAATTAGTGTATCCTCTAGAATAAATATCCCATACTTCTTTTGGACTAAATACGTCAGGACTATATACAACGCTTGCAATAAAACCAGAAAACCCGGGTACCTGATAATTATCAGGTGTCTTACTTCCTCCGATAAATATAGTACTGCTGTTTGAAATTGGCGATGCAACAGTGGGCATACTGCAGGTCTTTATTAATTTACCATCGATATAGACATCTATCGCCCGATTATAAACACTAACCGATATATTTACCCACGTTTGTAATGGAAAATTTGTAATACTACAAGTAGATGAAAGTGAATTATATACATTTTCGTTGCTTCCTACAGCGTTGGGATTATCCGGTTCGATATATATATTCAAATCATTAGTAGTTTTTGAAAAATACAAAGCAAAGAAGCATGGACTCTTTGTACCAGGGGCTATAGCTAAAATATTTTTACTATTTCCATAATTTACACCCCAGTCGTCAATATAAGTCCATACCGAAAAAGAGTAGTTATTTTTAGAACTATCCACTACTTTATCAAGTGACATATTAAATAATTCGGTTCCTTTTTGAAAAGACATCAATACCTCCATTGAAGTGAAAAAGTAACTCCATATAATATATAAAAGTATCACAACAATTACAACACCTAATATTAATTTTAAATCCATTTATAATATACACCTAGAAATTTTTCTTAATAACAATAATAATTATAACAACAATAATAACAATAATAATTATAACAACAATAATAACAATAATAATTATTAAATACATGATAGTAAAATTAAAAATAGATTAAATACGGTATTATAACGTTAAACAGTAATAGGAGGATTCATATCTTTCATAGAGTCATACATTAGTTTTATATTTTGTGCTAATATTGGCGTTTTATAATATACTAAATTACACATCTCCCCATATATACCCGGCGATGAACCTATATTCACACCGTTCGGATTCTGATATGGTATTATATTTGGTTCAGATATTACTAAATCTCCGTTTATAAATATATCCATACCACCATCTACAAAATTTATAAAAACATTATTCCACCTTGAGTATATTATTTTTACGTCTCTTTGCGTCTTCTTATTCGGTACTATAACAGTTCGTTTCCCTCCATTAACGTCTGTAACATCGACGGAAAATATAAGAGCACCCTTTTCGGCATTAAACTGAATATCGGGTACATTTCCCAAGTTAATCAGTGAGGTATTCTGAACATATGCTTCATTCGTATTATTCGGGACAGGATGTATATATATCCATGTAGAGACGCCATAGTTTACACTTTTAGCCATAGCCTTCATAGAAGGTGTAATCTGTATGTGATTCTTTCTTTCTAGAGGGTATACTTTATCTGTTAGTACAACCCCGTTACTCGTTATTATCTTATTAAATACTTTTGGAACCAAAAATTTAGATGCTATTAATATAATTTCTATAATTAATATAATTGCAACGGTATACTCTTTCTTTGCTAACTCTAACTGCTCTCTTAATACATTCGAGCAATCAATAATAAAACAAGGAATGTATAAAATTAATTTCAGAATAAAACTAAATATAAATCCCAATCCAGTATTGTTAGATAAAACTAAACTACTAGACGTATTAAAGTTAAATAAACTAAGAACTAATGCAACAAGCCCCATTAACAAAAGAAAATTAATAATACTTATAATTTGGTCTATGGTAGACGGAATAGACATTACCTTAGATAGTGCATAAATAACTAGTCCAAAAACAACGGCAAACCCTATAAAAGACAAACTTATTTTAGATATAAGTTGCGCATAAGGACCAATTTCTTTAACACCAGACCCACCAGACATAGAATAGATTGTTAGAACCAACAGTAACAAACCAATCGCCAAAAATCCAACAAGAGATAAACTTTTATATGTAGTTAAAAACTCAAAACTATTTTTATAGTAAATATAAATTGTAAACCATACATAAAACAAAAATATTGCTAGTAAAAAGTACTTAATTATACCAGTAAATAAAGACTTTATCGCATCACAGTAGAAATTTATATCCATAAGATAAGATGCAAAAGCGTTAGTTGGTGATTTATTACCGATTCCAGTACCGACTGTTGACGTAAATGTCTTAACACCGGATGTACCGTAAAATGTAAAAGCATATAAATAAATCCATCTTGCTAAAAACAATAAGGATAATATTTGGAATACATTTGCGAATAGTCCATTGTCCGTGTATTTATATAAAATATAGTTTATTATACCGAAACCAAATATAACCATTAAATTTATACCCAATGACAAACTATTTGTTGCAATATATGCAATAATATTTTCACCATTTATTATGAACAAAGCACCTAAAATTACTGCGGCCAAAAATAATAATTTTACTTTTGTGCTTATTTTATCCCAATAAAAAACAACACTTAATATAATAGTTGCAAGTATTAACCCAATCAGTAAAGGTAATAAAACACTAGATAGGCGAGCAACCCAACCGATAATATTGCCTATAAATTGTAGTATTGAGTCTATTGTGAAATTTAGTGATAGTAAAATTGTTAATATGATTGAAAGAGGGTCTGTAATATCCCTTGTTTTTTCAGATAAATCTTTTCTAGAAATAACTAACACGATTATTATAGGCAAACACCACAATAATGTCAAAAAATTTATATTTTGAAAAATACCTAAATTGGCTATATTATTATAACCACATATAGATACTATAAGTAAAAATAAAAATATACCTATCATGTAACTTTTTATTACACCGCCTGTTGAAAATAACATAACAAATGATACTAACAATAGTGCAAAAATAATAAATCTAGTTACTGATAAAATAATATTTAATGGTGATGATGTCGCATTTGTGGATGGTGTATTATCCATTTTTATATATTATCCTATTATAATTAATATATAAAAACATTTATTCATTTGCTATTTATTGTTTTCACGTTTGATATACAATATACTATATACATCAATAAGGTTATGAGTGGTCTAATCTATCCATTGCTGTTTTTTTACCATGACAGTCGCGACATAATGCTACTAAATTACTAACCTCATTTGATCCCCCATTATGTAAAGCTATTACATGATCAACTTCAAACCATGCAGGCAATTGACGCTTACAATCTCCACATAACCAGTTTTGATTTGCAGCAACGAACTTCTTCTTTGTTTCACTTACACTTCGTTTCGTAGTTCCTCTACCCGACATCATCATCCTGTTAACGCCTGCATTACCGCCACCACCGCCACCGCCACCGCCACCACCACCACCACCACCATCACCGCCGTTCATATAAATATCTTGGTTCGTATCTGTAAACGAATTTGTATTTGTTAAATTTAAAAATGGACTAATTAACCCCATAGACTCACGCGTCATCGGTAGCGTTTTTATCATATCATTTGCTCTACCTAAAAATTCTTTAGAATTCTCAGGATTCTTCTTAAGAAATAAATATAATGAAAGTCCACCAAATGCAAACGTCACCATTTTTAAATACTTACTACTTTTTATAGTATTTAATATCTTTATTAACTTACCATCATAGTACGTATTAGCAATCAATAGCCCCGTTATTATAAATATTATTAACTCTATTTTCATTATATATTGTTAGTTATATAACCAACATATAATAATTTTTTATTTTATATATACTTATTTGGTGGTTTACTTTATTATTTTGTATAGTTTTATTTTTTATTTCTTATTTTTTATTTTTTATAGTTTTATTTATTTTCGATGTCTTAAATGTCTGCGATGTTCTATACCCTCCTGTTACCACAGGAATTACAATATTTGATAGTCTTTTAGTCGAACGACCTCTTCTACTAGAATATTTTTCTATTTTATTAAAAATAAATTTATTTTCATTTAACATTTTATCGACATTGCCTGGCGCCATTACAACAGAACTTCTTCCCTTAGCATAAGTTTCTTTTACACTTGGTTTACTACTTATACTCATTAAATAGTTATTTAACTCTTTAATATCATCTACTATTTTCGCTATATTTACTACTTTATCACCATTTTTATATAAATTATGCGTCAATATATTAATTAGTTTATTATTAATCAGTTTTTTCCCAACACTCGTAAGTTTAGTCATAAAAGGTATATTTTCAATTAAATCATTGTACGTAGACATTATACTCCATGTATCTTGATTTAATAAATATACTTCATAAAAGTATCTAGACAGTTCTAGTTTATAGTTAATCGTATATTTTATTAACACGTCAATAATATATTCAACTATATAGTTAATAACAATCTCAGATATATATTCATAAGCATAACTTTTACCTAATGATTTAAATTTTTTAGTTAACTCTTCACTATAAGCATTCGCAAGTGTGTCATTTAAAAATAAAAACTGTGTATCGCGTGTATCAATAAAATTTCTATATTCTGAAAGAGCGAATTCTCTCAAGTTATCTCTTGTTATCTTAACGCCATATTTTTTGAATTTTTCAAGTAAGAGTTCGTATTTCTTCGTTACTCTATTCTTAAATAAAAAAGAAGAAAATGGATGATGCCATTGAGTTGCTAAAGTCTGCAAAGCTTCGGGTACGTTTTTTCTTTCATCATCTAAAACATAAGATAGTCCCCAGTCTATCAAAACAAGTGTATTATTATCAGCCACGTTAAACATTAAATTGTCAGGTTTAATATCGCCATGAACAACTCCATTTTTATACAAAACAGGTATAACAGTAGTCAAATATTCAATTATATTATTATTAAGATTAATTAAGTCAACGGGAGTAAGGTCTCGTTTTTTTATATAGTTACTTAACGACATACTTAACGCAGGCATATTTATTATTTTAAATTTATGTAAATTATTATTTATATTTTTGGAGTTTATAGGTTCTTGTGTGACATCATCTGTAAATCTCGTCAAAATATAACCACATACTTCTTCTATTTTTACTTTATCACTTTCTGTCAACGGGCCAGGTTCACACATAGTAACATTGTCAAGCAAAAAAAATTTCTTTATATTCGGAGGCAAATGTTGTAATTTTTTTTTGATATTAGTTATATATTCGTATTCTCTTTTAGCGTGTTTAGCACCAATAAGTTTACTTACATAATTAGGGTTAGTGCTAACCTCAGGCATTTTACAATTTAATGCCGGCTTAAATACGCATCCAAATCCACCTTTTACAAAAGCTGCGCCCCCATCGTATATACTACTCAATAGTTTATTGTTATTTTTTTTTCTACTTTTTCTTATATTTCTTATATTTTTTATATTTTTTTTATATTTCATTGTTACAATATCAACATATTTTTATTTTTTATATAAATAAAATACCCCTAATATACTACCTAATAAAATTAAAAAAAACACCAATTTTTGCCTATATTTCAACTCTTCTTGTATCTTTATTGACTTTGGTTTATAATTATAATAGTATTCTTTTAATGCTTGAGTAAGAGATATTTCGTCTTTACCTGTCATTTTATTCACACGGTTATGTATAAAATGAACCCACTTGATAAAAGAGTCGCGACTATCCAAATAAGGTGTTATTGGATACTTATCAATTAATTCGCTAAATTTATTACCAATTTTTGAATCAGGCATAAATAGTGGAAAATTATGAATTAACTCATAGTATTTTTTCTTTGTTACGTCATTCGGATGGATTGGATAACAAATTGCGATAGACAAAAGAACAAACCAATAATGTGGTCCCCAAACATTCGAATCTAATACCATTTCTAATTAGAAACAATATAAAAAGATAATAAAGAATACATATAATTATGAATTCTAAATCATTAAAGTTAACATATAATAATTTTTGCAACAACTGTGGGAAAACGGGACACTTGTTAGCAGATTGTAAAAACCCCATAACGAGTATTGGAATTATTTCATTTAGATATAATACAAATAATAACTGTGTTGAGTATCTTTTAATACAAAGGAATGATAGTTTTGGGTTTGTAGAATTTATACGTGGTAAGTATCCTTTATTTAATTTACAGTATATACAAACGTTGATTAACGAAATGACGGTTGAAGAAAAAAATAAACTTTTAAATATGAATTTTGAAGAAATGTGGAAACTACTTTGGGGGGAATATTCCGGACTTCAATATAGGGGAGAAGAAACATCTTCTAAAGATAAATTTGAATCTTTGAAAAAGGGTATTAAAATTAAAGATGTTGAATATAATTTAAAATCATTAATAGAATCTTCCATGACAAAGTGGGATGAGCCTGAATGGGGATTTCCTAAAGGTCGTAGAAACTATCAAGAAAAAGATATTGACTGTGGTCTAAGAGAATTTACGGAAGAAACAGGATACTCTTTGTGCGACTTTAAACTTATCGAAAATATCATACCGTATGAAGAAATGTTTATAGGGTCAAATATTAAAAGTTATAAACATAAATATTATCTAGCACATATGACAAATAATAGTAAAGAAATTCAAGAATACCAAAAATCGGAAGTTCGAAATATAAAATGGGTTAGTTTTGAAGAATGTATAAATTGTATTCGCCCTTATAATTTAGAAAAAATTAATATAATTGAAAAAATAAATAAAGTGTTACAAGAATATAGATTATATTAACATTATATAAGAGTTACTTATTCATTTATAGTATATATTAAATGGAACCAGACCCAAATAAAAAAGACAAAAATGCAAAAAAACCGTCAATAAAAATTAAACAAATTAATATACCCGAAAATCTCCGCAGTTTACTTAATCGAGGTCAAGGCGAGGGCGCTGGTGTACGAGCGGGACCGGCTGCTGCTGCTGCCGCTGCTGCCCCTACTTCATTATCCACCCTAGACCCTTTTATAAAAGTTGTAGCTGACTCAAATAAAGGTATTATTTTAATGCCGGTTTTATCGGATGTTAGGTTTTCTATGACACCTGGTTCTGTCGGTTCATTTTTAGATAGTTCATCTTCATCGTCAGATTCTTCTACCGGGCAAGGGCAAGGGCAAGGCAATGTTTCTGAAAATACCAGTTACCGTCCTGATAAAAAAAGCCAGACACCTTCATCTATGTCAAATTCATCCCGTCAGTCTTTAAGTTTTCCCAATTTTGCTAATCTTTCTAAAACACCATCGGGATCACGAAGAGGGGACGGAAACATGTCATCGACGACGCCTAAAAGTAATATACAAGACTTTAATATTTCTTTCCCAAGCAATAATGGGGACGCAGGTATTAATATATCCGTTCGTCCAAAACAACCAGCACAGGCACCGTTACCATCTTATAAAAGTAGTAGTAGTGAAGAATATAATGTAAGAGGACGTGAAGGCGATGCTAGTTCATCTAGTCGAGAAGGATTAACAATATCTAGCCCACCATCTCAAGAAAGTATGGGTAATGTACCTGGGTATGAGATTAAACAAGATGAATTATCAAGAGCACCATCTTCTGAAGTAAAGTCTGCAGCTGCAGAAAGTTTACGATACATTAGAGAACAAAAACAACAACCTCTACCATCATCCTCGCCGTCCTCATCCTCGTCATCTACCGAAACCGAAACCGAAACCGAAACCGAAAAATCTACTTCATCGTCTACAACAGTACCGCCATCATCGTCTACAACAGTACCGCCATCATCGTCTACAACAGTACCGCCATCATCGTCTAGTACTAAAAAGTCAGAATCAGAGACAGAGACAGAGACAGAGACAGAGTCAGCTAAGTCATCGTCTTCTAAAGAACCACAAACAAGTGAACCGGAAGGTACCGTAGAAGGAAGCGAGACTAATTTTCAAAAAGAGTTACAAGAACGTTTTCTTTCAAATATGTCTCCTGAACAGCAAAAAGAATTTATTTTTAATCCAGACATGTCTAGAAAATCTAAAAAAGAGCAAAATAAGTTCTTAAAAGAAAAAGGACGAGCTGAAAGAGAGTCAATTCAACATTTTAATCAAGAATTTCCACAAGTAGAAGACGACGAATCGCCACCATCTCCTTCAGAAGAATTAGAACTACAAACTGATGAAAACACGTATAACTTTTTATATCCGACTCTTGACGACCCCGAATTTAATATAAAAATTGCATCTAAAAAAGAATTCGCAGATACGAAATACGATGGAACTGTACAGGATAGTTTAGAAGCAATAAAAAAACACTCCAATAAAATGTGTAATGCCGATTTTGAATTATCTCCACATCAATTGTTCGTTCGCAATTTTCTTTCTTTTCAAACACCATACAACAGTCTTCTATTATATCATGGATTAGGAACCGGTAAAACATGTTCCGCAATAACAATATGCGAAGAAATGCGCGACTATCTAGTTCAAATCGGAATGTCAACCTCGCAAAAAATTATCATTGTTGCTAGTCCCAATGTTCAGCAAAATTTTAAACTACAACTTTTTGATAAAAATAAACTAAAATTAATCGATGGTATTTGGAATATACGTTCATGTACAGGTAACAAATACTTGAAAGAAATAAATCCAATGAACATGAAAGGAATGGAAGAAGACAAAGTCGTGTCAGAAATTAAAAAAATTATTCGTCGTTCATATCGATTTCTCGGTTATGACCAGTTCGCAAATCTTATTGAAAAAACATCTACGGTAAGCGACGATATTACCGATAAATCCCACCGAACAAAAATAATGATGCAAAAGTTGAAATTAGTTTTTGGTAACTCTCTTATCGTAATTGATGAGTTTCATAATATAAAAAGCACCGACGAAAAAAGTGGGACACGCGCGGTTGCAGAACAGTTAGAAAAACTAGTAAAATTTGGTCAATTTCTTATGACACGTCTGCTCCTTTTAACTGGTACACCCATGTATAATAGTTATCGCGAAATTATATGGTTGCTCAATATTATGCGTTTAAATGATGGGAGGGCTGAGATTGATATTCGCGAGGTTTTTAATTCTAACCCCGATGAAGGAATATTTGTAGAAACGGTCGATGGACCGGGTCAGATTACCGAAACAGGACGTGAAAATTTGCGGCGTTTTTCGACTGGTTACGTATCTTATATACGTGGCGAAAATCCTTATACGTTCCCGTTTCGAATATATCCCGACGAATTTTCCCCTGAACACACATTTTCTGGAATACAAGCCGAACGAAAATCGAGCGGTAGTGGCGGCGAAGAAGAAGAAGAAAAAGTTTCTTACGAAGTTCCTAGCATGCAAATAAATGGTCTACGAATACCCGAACACCGCAAACTGTCTAGAATGCAGGATAAAATATATTTAACAGGCGCATCTGAATACCAGCAAAGCGTTTACTCATATATTATTCGACAGTTTATTACTTTAAAACGCGATGAAATGCGAAACATCGAAGAATCTGTTTCTGTCGGCATCAATATATTGCGAAGCCCGATTGAAGCACTCAATATTTCATACCCGTCTGATGATTTTAATCCCGCCTCTGAAAACCCTAACTACGATATTCGTCTTATTGTCGGCAAATATGGTCTTAGAAATATTATGAATTACGATGAAGAAACAAAAACAAACTTCGAATACAAAGAAGAAAAACCTCATATATTTTCTCGAGAATTAATAGGCAATTATAGTTCAAAAATAAATAGCATTTGTAATAGTATATATAAATCAGAAGGTATAGTATTAATATATAGTTTTTATATTGAGGGTGGTGTAATACCCATGGCGCTTGCACTGGAAAGCATGGGGTTTACGAGATATGGAACTAAAGCTAAGACGTTATTTAATAGTCCACCTGATGGAGTTCGACCGATAGATGGAATTACCTGTCGCCAAAGAAATGAAATGCGAGCGAATGAAACATTTTTTCCGGCTAAATATGTAGTTATTTCGGGAGAAGCAGCACTATCTCCTGATAATATAGGAGATGTTAAAGCAGCAAGCAATGAGGCAAACTTTGATGGACGATTTGTAAAAGTCATTATTATTTCAAAGTCGGGTACAGAAGGACTCGATTTTAAAAATATTCGACAAGTTCATATACTAGAACCGTGGTATAATATTAACTTAACAGAGCAAACGATCGGTCGCGCTATAAGAAACTGTAGTCATAAAGACCTAGAATTTGAAAAACGGAATGTTCAAATATTTTTACATGGTTCTATTTTGACAAACACGCCGGACCAAGAAGCTGCCGATATTTATATGTACCGACTATCAGAAAGAAAGGCGCGTTACATTGGTGAAGTAAGTCGTGTTTTAAAAGAAAATGCGGTAGATTGTCTTCTTAATATTGAACAAACAAATTTCACAGAAGAAAATTTCGACGAAAAATTAAACGATGAACCCGTAAACCAAATACTTTCTTCTTATAATACTGCTCGCAAATCTAATACGGTTATCAAATATAAAATTGGAGATAAAAATTATTCATCGGTATGTGACTATATGGAATGCGTTTTTAGTTGCAAACCAGGTATGTCGGAAAGTCGCATTGGGTCACGAAAAGATATTTTTACAGATTCGATTATAACCATGAATACAGATAAAATTGTACAGAGAATACGCGATATTTTTCAGGAAAGATTTTTTTATAAAAGAACATTGTCTGGTGAAAAAATACAGGACATATCGAGCGACTTGATTTCCACGATTAACTATAATAAAAAATATCCGATAGAAGCGATCGACATAGCACTTACACAGTTAATAGATGACAAGAATGAATATATTCGCGACAAATACGGTAGATATGGAAGACTCGTAAATATTGGTTCTTACTATTTATTTCAACCACTCGAGTTAGATAATCCCATAATACCTATTCGCGATAGACAAAAACCAGTTGACTTTAAACGTGAAAAAATTATTTTCAAACCAAACAAGGAGAAAAACGATTTCGAGGAATTTAAAAAATCATATATTTCAAGTACAGAACATTCGCGCGCGTCATCAAGGGCGAAGGCATCTAGACCTAGACCTGGCCCTAGACCCGAAGCTAGTATTGGAAAACAATTATCAACTCTGGAAGAATATAATGAAGAAGAAAATGCGGAAGGAGATATCGAAAGCGAAGATGAATTATTTAAATATTTTTCAACAGTTAAGAAGGAACCAAAAGCGTTAATAAAAGCCAAAAAATTATTTAACGAAGCTAGAAAAAGAAATACTTACAAGAGAGGTAACAACGAATGGTACTATAACTGCGGTAATATTTTAGAAGAAAAATTATCATTTATTCCACCTGATTTAAAACAAAAATTGATTATATCACATATTTTAGAAGAATTAAATATAGACGAAATACTTTCAATTCTTAATTATATTATTTCTCCAAAACAGCGCGAAAAAATTGCCGAAAGAAGAGAAAATCCTCAAAATTATATATTTGATGAACTAGTAGAAGAATATTACGAAAATAATATTTTACATAGCAGAAACGGAATGGAAGGTATATTATTAATTAACCTTGATGGAACATATCAGCTCTTTATAAAAGATAAAAATCTTAATATATGGAAACCAGCAGGTCCAGCAGATATTGAATATTTTAAAACCGATATTTCGGAAAAAAATGCAATAACTGCAGATATTCCTTTAAATAAATATATTGGATTTATAACATCGATAAAGCGAAAAGACTTCTCGTCATTAATTTTTAAAACGAAGAAGATAAATCCCGGTAAAGGTAAGTTAAAGTTATTCGCAAGTAGTATAGCTTCAAGATGTGACCAAGCAGGTAGAGCAAAAACTGAGAAAAATATAACTGAGATGTTAGAGCCACCTAAAATAAATGAAATAATAGATGCTTTGTCTGAAACGAAAAGAGACGAATATTTAAACTATGATATCGAAACACGGACAGGTGATGACGGAGAAGTAATTCCCATACCAGATGAAATATTACTTCAGTTGTTTATCAATCGTATTTCTTTAGATAGTAGTAAGCCACTGTCTGTTTCAAATAAACGAGAAATGAATGAAATAGAATTATGTATTTTACAGGAATTTATTCTACGATACTTTGATTCGATAAGTAAAGATGAAAAAAGATGGTTTTTAACTCCTCTACAAGTTTTACTCAATAAAATCGAAACATTAAGATGATTTAATTTGATTTAATTCGATTTAATTCGATTTAATCCGATTTAATCCGATTTAATTCGATTTAATCCGATTTAATTCATTAATATGTGTAAAATAATATATGTAAATTAATATATATAACATTTATTTACATATATTATATATAAACCAAAACATATATAAATAATGAGCAGTCAAGTATTATCATCATTCAATCAATCGAGAAAAAATGCTGTAGCAGGAAAAATGTCACTATATATTAAAAACGTAATTTCTAAAAAATTATCTGTTCCCATTAAATATGTCGGAACAAATATTGCCGAAATTCTCGAACAAATTTTAAGTAGTAATTTCGAAGGAAAATGTTGCATCGAAGGTTATGTAAAACGCGGTTCTATTAAAATAATTACTTTCTCTAGCGGGAATATACTAGGCAACTGTGTTATTTTTACTGTTGTTTTTGAGTACTTGGTATGTAATCCACCGCAAGGTATGCGAATATCGTGTGCTGTTAAAAATATAACAAATGCGGGTATTTTAGCACAGGTTGACGATAGCGAATATTCGCCATTAAATATTTTTATTGCTAGGGATCATCATTATAATATTCCTTATTTTTCTGAACTAAAAGAAAAAGATATTATCATGATCCGTGTAATCGGGCAAAGATTTGAATTAAACGATCCATTTGTATCTGTAATTGGTGAACTAGAGTTAAAACAAGAGAGAGAGTCGAGAAATAGTATTAGTCGTCAAATAGAAAACTCAAAGAAAAAGGGTAATCCTTTATCGGTGGTTTTAGAAGAAAATAGCGACATGTTAGGAGAATTTCAAATATCAAATAAGGCCGAAGAGGTTTCCAAGAAGGCCGAAGCCGAAGCCGAAGCCGAGTCCGATGAAGCAAGTGAAGAGTCTGAACAGGAGGAACAGCCTGAACAGGAGGAAGAGAAAGCAAAAGAAAAATCAGATGAGAAATCAGAAGATGAAGGTGAAGACGCCAACAAAGGCGGAGAAAAAAATGAATGATAAATAACACGTAAGGTTACCATTATCATAAGTAGTTTTACAATACGATTGGGCTTATATGTGTCACGTCATCTATGATTTATTTTGTATTTATTTTGTATTTATTTTGTATTACTTTTATAATATAAAATAAAATTGAAACTATTATAAAGATAAATTAATATATTAAAGTAACATCCTTTCATTATCAAACAACCTTTACAAAATGACTACACCTATATCCGATTCTCAACCTATTACGTTCACTACTACATCTACGGTAGTTGAACCTAAAAAAAGAGGTCGTTCAAAAAAAAATAGTGGCGCTTCTACAACAACTACTACAAATACTACGACTATTACAATTACACCAAAATTTATCGAGGTTGATAGCAGCGATGAAGGTTCATTCGGCGCCGAAGCCGGCGAAAATTGTTTAGGAACTATTAGTTATAATTTTAAAAATGAAATTGTTTCTATGCCTGACTCCGAAGATACAAATACAAATACAAATAAAACGGAAAATATAGATAATGCTGTAAACAGCGTATGTCACGAAGATGCAGATGATGACGATGACGATGGATTATATAAACTTACGCAATTTAATTATGATATTTTGATACCATTTGTACTTATTAACATGCATGCATCTAGTAGAAGTAGTATTCTTGCTCTTCTACATACTACCCTCGTCAGTTGCATTGAAGGAAGATGTATATCTGAAGGATTTATTAAACCCGAAACCGTTCGAATTGTGGACTTTAAATGTGGAAAAATAGTTGCTAAAAATGTACAGTTCAACCTTATAATCGAGTGTTGGGTTTGTAACCCGGTTCAAAATACTACGATTAATTGTCTTGCTAATAATGTTACACAAGCGGGAATTCGTGCAATTTCGAATGATAAACATTTACCTGTGGTCGTATATATATCAAGAGACTATAGTATGCTAACACAAAACAGTTATTATAATACTATCAAAGAAGGAGATAAAATAGTGGTAAGGGTTATTGGTAAACGATTTGAAATGAACGATAAATTTATTCAAATCATTGGTGAACTAGTTTCCCCAAAAAAAGAGCGCACTTCTTCGAAAGCGTCTAAAAAATTAGTTACAAGCACAACTACTACTACCAATCTTGGTACTATAGGTGAAATTATTACTACATCTTCGTCCTCATCTACGTCTACATCTACGTCTACGTCTTCGACTACTGCAGCTCCGCAAAAAGTTCCCAAAGAACCGAAGCCTGCTAAAGAACCGAAGCCCGCTAAAGAACAGAAGCCCGCTAAAGAACAGAAGCCCGCTAAAGAACCGAAGCCCGCTAAAGAACCAAAAACAGTAAAAAAATCAATAAAAAGTAACGTAGACGCATGAATAAATGCAATGCAAAATTATTATGACTATCATAAATAAAATATAATTTGGAACAAAAATATATAGAAAGATTTTTTTAGTTAACTATAAACAATGGAAACAATAGAAACAGGGGAAAATATATCATCTTTATATCACACTAAAAAATATGTATCAGATAATAAATATTTTGTAGATTCTTTAAAATTTTTAAAAGAAAAAATCGAGTCTACAAACTTGTTTCATCAAATAGAAATATTAAGAATATTTAATGATAATTCAGTAGAAATTAATGAAAATAAAAATGGCGTTTTTATTAACCTAACATATGTAGATTCATCTATTTTAGACAAGGTTTATAAATATTTAAGTTATGTTAACAAACAAGAAGACCAATTAAACGAAATAGAAAAAGAAAAAGAAAAAATCGTTACTTCATTCTTTAAGTAGCATACATCCATATATAATATGTAAACTATAATAAAGACATGTTTTAGTATAAGTATATCGTAACCAATAAGACAGAACAGTCGCGTACAATAAAATGTCATCGTCATCATCATCATTATCATCGGGTCGTGAACTAAAAAAAACAAAAAACATTAACGGTGAAGAATCAGTAGCATCATCTTTGAATTCTCTTGTAAAAAAACAATTTACAAACATGTCAGAACAATATAACTTGTACGCTTCAACAATAAACAAAATGGAAGAAAAAATTAAAGAACTAAAAAATATAATGTTATCTGAATGTTTTTTAAAAAATTGTCAGAATTTTACTTTGGAAGCACCAAAGCATACTGCAACTGCTAGTGCAACTTCAAATATTAAAAGAAATAAAACGAAGGATGCGACGGTTGCAACGGATGCGAAGTACACTAGCAACCATATTATTTCAGAAAAACATGATACTCATAATAGCGAGGCAGTAGACAACGACATGTGCTTAGTGTCAAATAATAATAATACAGATAATACAGATAATACAGATACTACAGATACTACGAAATTAGAATACTTTACCCCATCTCAGTCTAATTCACTTTTTTGGTGTTTTTATATTATCTATAATGGATTTGCTTCTTACGAATATGAATCTAATTATTTTACAGCCGAACAACAGTTCAAAATTCAAACAATTGAGAAAGTTAAAAAAGGTGAAGGTAAGAATAACTTAAAGGAACATAAAATATCAAAAATGTGTTTCGAATCAGGTCTACTCGGTTGTAACAATATAAATGCTAAAACATTATATGCTCTTTGTTTATGTTATAATTTGAATATTTTTTACATCTATAAAAATACGTATTATGAAATGATTTCAAATATAGAAAAACCGATTCATATTATTAAATACAACTCAGAATCAAATAACTACTCAATTTGCTTACCTGTTGATATAAATGCAACTGAAACATTAAAAAAACATTCAGAATGTATAGAAAAAACTAAAGAAAAATATTGGAAACTTGATAGCCTCGATAAACCTCTTCGCGCTATTACTGCATACTCCGTACAAGATCTAACTAATATATGTTATAAACTTGATATTGACATTGATATTGATATTAATATTGATCTTAACAATGGTGAAACAACAAATACAAATAAAAATAAAAATAAAAAGAAAACAAAGGCAGAGCTGTATTCATCTATTTTACAAAAGTTATGAGATGACTATTTGTATTTTGTTTGTTAATAATATATTTTTTACATATTTTATCATTTACACCTTTTCTTATTTGAAACGCCCATTTTAAATTGTAATATAAAATTGATTACAATTTAAAATAATAGTAGGATTATATATACAACGCAGATAGAGGTATGTCTCGATCGAACCCAAATCCCAACCCCAAGGAAATGTTCAATATTATGACACAAAAATATTTAGACAACATTTTGAAAAAGGAAGATGGAATATCTGAACTCGAAGTAAAATTCGGAACAAGAGGTGTCAAGGAAATTACAAAAGACGACTTTGACAATGTTGTAAAAAAATTAATTTCAACAGGTTTCAAAATAGTAAAGTCTCAGGAATACTGTTTAAAAATTCAATCTGAGTTCACAGACATCGGTACAGGCAAAACAAAATTATCAAATATCAGAACAGAGATCTACGGTTTAAGTAACATACAAAAATATTGTAGAAATGACCGCCTTGAAGATATAAACTACCGTTTCATACAAAAAACACAAGCAAAAGAAGGGTCCGAAATTATAAGACCAGTAAACTTTGATGACTTCAACTTTCGCCTCAGTTATCAAAAAGAAAAGCTAATACCTATAAGCTCCAGCCTCGGACAGTCTATCTTATCTACATGGGTAAAAGAAAAAAAAATATTCCGCCATATTAATCGCACGACATTGGTTCATGATAACTACCCTTTTCACGTAGATATGTCACTCGTGAAAGAGTCTCACCGCCGCGACGGACATCTTATCCCCGAATACTCCTTCCAAGCATCTAAAACAACCGAATGCGAACCAAAATACGAGATCGAAATTGAAATGGATAACTCTCTCGTAGGCATAGGCAAAAAAATGAATAATGCAATCGTGGTAGCTGATACACTTCGAACAGGTATTAAAATAATATTAGCCGGAATTCAAGGTACCAATTTTCCTGTATCTTATGACGAGTTAAATATAACAAAAAAAGACTACTATTACTTATTACATCCCGATGTAAAAAGAGAAAAACTAAAGTCGAAATCTGATAAAGGAGCAAAAGGTTCCGAACATGATTTAGAAATGCACAACCCCGAAGTTATTAGCTTGACGCCTAGTGATTTTATCGGACCTTCTTCGTATACATTACAAGTATTAAATATTGCACCTATAAACGACGACTGCTCCATACCTAATATTAGAAATAGCTATACTGTAACAGATAAAGCAGATGGTATGAGAAAAATGTTATATATTTGCCCAACAGGTCGCATATACTTATTAAACATGAATATGAATTTTGAATTTACAGGTGCTGTCTCGCGTGAAGAGCGTATTTATAATACACTTATTGACGGTGAACATATTGTACATAATAAAAAGGGAGACTATATTAATTTGTTTGCAGCATTTGATATATATTTTATAAACGGTAGAGATGTTAGACGAAGCGAATTTGTAACTATATCTTTATCAGAAAAGAGGGAAAGTGAAGCTGTCGGCGAAATGTTGGGCGAAGGAGAAGGAGAAGAAGGCGAAGAAGAATTTGAATCTGAAACGGACATCGGTGAAGGAGCACGCGCACGGTCATCTCGCAAAAAAAATATGGAACTTCGCCAAGAAGAGTTACCTCGCGGAGCTAAAAAAGGTAATGAAGAATCTAGGCTCATATTACTTAAACAGGTTGTTCAAGAAATGGATATTCATCCCGTAATAACAGGCGACAATATTCCTATTAAAATCAGTGTAAAAAAATTTCAAATCGCATCATCCGATAAAAGCATATTTGCATGTGCTAACTCTATTATATCTGGTCAAAAAGCCGGCACATTTGAATACGAAACGGACGGTCTTATATTTACCCCCTGCAATACAGGCGTTGCTAGTAATAAAGCAGGCGTTGCAGGACCGCTTCACAAAGTAACGTGGGATATGTCATTTAAATGGAAACCGCTTAATCAAAATACCATCGACTTCTTAATTACGACGAAAAAAAATAAAAACGGTACTGATGCCGTTGGAAATATATTTGAAAATGGTATCGACAACATGAAAAGCGAACAGTTACAACAATATAAAACGATCATTTTGCGTGTTGGTTATGATGAACGCAAGCATGGTTATATGAATCCTTGCGCAGCAGTTATTGACGATAAACTACCCCACGCTGGCGATGTCGATACCGGAGAAGGCTATAAACCCGTACCATTTTATCCGACTAATCCCTATGACCCCGACGCCTGTATTTGCAATATTCCATTACGCGAAGACCAGAATGGTGTGTTACAAATGTTTTCCAGTCAAGGGGAAATATTTGACGACGAAACAATTATCGAATTTAGTTATGACGCCACTCGCCCGAAACACTGGAGATGGGTTGCTGAACGCGTTCGTTATGATAAAACCGCAGAATATAAACGCGGTATTAAAAACTACGGCAATGCTTACCATGTAGCGAATAGCAACTGGTACTCTATTCATAATCCGGTTACCGCGGAAATGATAACAACCGGTGAAAATATTCCCAACGAACTCGCGGATGACGATGTTTACTATAATCGTTCTAGTGGCGACAATAAGACGCGTTCGATGCGCGATTTTCATAATCTATTTGTTAAAAAAATGCTTATTACAAAAACCGCGGCAAAAGGAAACACCCTTATTGATTATGCGGTCGGTAAAGCCGGCGATTTTCCTAAATGGATTGAGGCGAAATTATCATTTGTATTTGGTATAGATTTGTCGAAAGATAACATCGAGAATCGCCTTGACGGAGCATGTGCTAGGTTCTTAAACTATAGGAAGAAGTTTTATTCAATGCCTTATGCGCTCTTTATAAATGGAAACAGTGGGGCAAATATTAAATCGGGGGATGCAATGTTTAGCGAAAAAGGTAAAGAAATTGTACGGGCCTTATTTAACGACGGTCCAAAAGATGAGAGTATTTTAGGAAAGGGCGTTTATAGACAATATGGAAAAGCTACCGATGGATTCAATATATCTTCGTGTCAGTTTGCACTGCACTACTTCTTTGAAAATATAGAAAAACTAAACCAGTTCGCTAAAAATATAAGCCAGTGTACCAAAGTAGATGGATATTTTATCGGTTGCTGCTACGACGGTGCGACAATGTTTCACGCTCTTCGGTCATTAGAACGGGGAAAGTCGATCGGTTTAATGATAGACGATGATAAAATATGGGAAGTTACTAAAGAATATAGCCAGACAACATACGATCCCGATATTAGCTGTGTAGGGTATGCTATCGACGTTTATCAGGACTCCATTAACAAAACAATAAAGGAATATTTAGTTAACTTTACGTATTTTACGGAACTTATGAAAAGCTATGGATTTGAGTTACTAAAACGAGATGAAGCAATTAAATTAGGAATTCCAAATAGTTCTGGTATGTTCTCCGAGCTGTTCTCTTTCATGGAGAGTGAAGTACAAAAAGACCCTAAGCAAAAATCTAGATACGGTTCTGCACTACTTATGACCCCTAAGGAAAAACAGATTTCATTTTATAACCGTTATTTCGTGTTTAAAAAAATTACAAGTGTCGATGTTGAGGATGTTTTCCAGAGTGTTACTGGTGTTCGTGTCTTCCAAGAGAAATTGAATCGCAAAGATACATTAACGGCGCAAATGGTTGCATCGCAGATGATGCTCGAGGATGATGGTAAAGGCAAAGCATCCAAAGCATCGTATAGACCTACAAAAGAATCGGAACTGAAATTATTAGGAGAGAAAGGTACGAGTTTAGGATTATCTGCTGCAGAGTTAGAGGGTGCAGATACAAAAATATCTAAGTTATTTGGTTCGAAAGCGAAGGATAAAACAAGTAAGGATAAAACAAGTAAGGCTAAGAGTAAAAGTATGGGAGCCGAAGCAGTTGTAGCGGAGGTAAAAGGATATAGCGATAAAGATATAGAGAAGTTAGATAAGTCGAGCGGTATTACATTAAAAAAGAAGTCCGCGCTTTCGGCTGTTAATTTACCAAGCACAGGTGCTGTCGTCGCTGAACCAGGGGCAGCTGCGGCAATAATAGAAAAGTCGAAATTAGGAATGAAAGATTCATCGTCTAAACTTTCCGCTGAAAAAGCAAAATCGGCAAAGGAAGATAAACAAGAAGCATTATTGGCTACAGCGGTGGCGAGTGCTAGTGTTAGTGCTAGCGATGCAGAGTCGAGTAAATCTAAAGAGAAAAAAAAATCATCGACAAAGATAGGGTCGATTAAATTGAATCCTGATTCGATTGCTTCATTGACAAGTAAACCAAAAAGTGACGGAGATGGGAAATAATTTATTATATATGAATATGGATATGGATATGGATATGGATATGGATATGGATATGGATATGGATATGGATATGGATATGGATATGGATATGGATATGGATATGGATATGGATATGGAT